CACCAGGTGCAAACCTAGGGCAGATGGAAGATGTATTATACTTCCAAAAGAGACTATATCAAGCATTACATGTTCCAGTAACTAGACTAAACTCAGAACAAGGATTCAGTCTAGGCAGATCATCAGAAATTACTAGAGAAGAACTGAGATTCTCTAAGTTTATTGATCGTTTAAGAATGAAGTTCTCAGTATTATTCAAAGATGCTCTTGGTAAGCAGTTGGTTTTGAAAGGTATTGTTGCTCAAGAAGAACTTATTGATATTATGAATAAGGTTAAGTTTGACTATGTCCAGGATGGTTACTTTACAGAATTGAAGGAATCTGAGATTGTTACAAACAGAGTGAATACTGTCAAGAATATGGAAGAAATGATTGGTGTCTACTATTCCCGCAACTTTGTCCGTAAGAAAATTCTGCGTTTATCAGATGATGATATTGAACAAATGGAAGAAGAGAATAAAGAAGATCCAATCCTTCAACAGCAAGCTCAGCAGCAAGCACAACAACCTTCTGAGCAGGAAATACAGCAGCAGCAAGCTGAATTACAGCAACGTCAAGCTGATATGAAACAGGTTTAATTGAACGAATTGATAAATAATTAAATATTGGAGTTATTATATGTCAGAAACAGTAAAAGATATGATTGGTGCAGCTATTAACCAAGATGCCGCAACATTTTTGGATAAGTTTGAAACTGCAATCAACACAAAAGTAGCAGCTAGGTTGGATGCATTATATCCAGAAGTTGCTCATTCAGTAATGAATCCACAAGCTGAAGCTCCTGAAGTAGAAGCTTCTACTGTAGAAGCTCCAGCTGAAGTACCGGCAGAAGAATAAGGGGATAACAATGGCCACAATGCGCGAATCATTAACGAAGCTAGCAGAGGTTGCAAAGCCTGTTCCTGGTGATGAGCAGGAATTTGTGGCTAAGCATGTTGTCAAAACATTGGATTTTCAAGGTAAAGATTCTATTTCAACAGAATCACCATATGATCTAATTAAGAAAAATGTTGATTATATTAAAGCTCCCGGTGAAGGTAAAAGAGCAGAAGATGATCATGGCCATGATGCACAAGGTGAGTCGGAAGCTGCCTATAGTATTCCAGAATCAAGGGAAGCAAAAATTGCCAAGTTATCAGAAATGATGGGTAACAATCACAAAGACGAAGATGATGAAGACGATGAAGATGACGATGAAGAAGATGACGAAGATGACGATGAAGATGACGAAGATGACGAAGATGACGAAGATGACGATGAAGATGACGAAGACGAAAATAAAAAAAAAGAAGTAAATGAGGCTAAACAAGTCACTGGCGTTAAGATGCATTATCATAACCCAAAGACTGGTGAAAAGTTTCATGAAATTCATTTTACAGTGGGAGCTGCAGAAAAGATTAGAAAGCAACACGAAAAGTCAGGCTTCAAATTAGTAAAGAAAGAAGCTCAGTTTAGTGAAGATATTGAACAGGTCAATGAGCTTTCCCCAAAAACTCTACAAAGTTATCTTGACAAACGTCCGCATCCAAAAATTAGAGATATTGCTCGTCCTGGTGGTATGACAAGAGACAAAGCTGTAAATATAATACTTAGTCGTGCACGCGCAAAACAAGGAATTAAGGCTGCAAACCCAAAACCAATGACTGTGCCAAAACAAGATTCAAATCCATATTACCCAAGAGATCCAAAGGACCCTCATGGAATAAGACCATTGTATTCTTACGATGAAGAAATGAAACCTCTTCTACCAGGTCAAAAAGAAGTTGCTAAGAAAGTTTTAGACAATGAAATGCAGAAGCGTAAAGAAGATCGTGCTGCTAAAAAACAAGCTGGCACCATGAAGGAAGAAGATAGAAGAGAAATTAACGATAAGGCTCGTGAAGAGAGAGTAGCTATTCCAAGACCAACTGGACCAAAAACTATTGAAGGTATGAGGCATAAACTGCAAAATATCACAAAGTCACAAGAAACAAGTTGTTGATAAGGCATGAAAAAGTTTTTAGATTATCTTAATGAAGAAGGTGAACTACAAGGAGGCTTGCATAGCAAGAATCCCACTAAGGTAAGAAAGGCTGCTGGAGAGCTTAGAGCAGAAATGCGTAATAAGATTCCAGCTAGCCATGCAGAGAGATTAATTGGCAAGTATAGTAACCACCCTAAACTTGTTAAAGAGTTACTTAACGCAAAAGAAAAGTATCCAGAGGCTGATGTGAGACCAATATTAAAGACTCACATTAGACAAATGAAGATACCACATATGGGTGTATAAAAATGGTAGACGTAGTAAAATTTAAAGCATCAGAAATAGCCCTAACAACAGCCAACACTGTAAGCTTGGCTAGTGTTGTTAGATTATTAAACACTAACACATCAACTGTTTCAACTATTACCGTTGCTAATTCAGGTGGTACAATTGCTACATTCACATTAGGTATTGTTGGGTCAGATGAAAGCGTTCTATATCTAAAAAAAGAACCATCAGATACTGTAGCTGCATCAGGTGGTACTGTTAAAGCTGCATCAGTTGCATTTTACTAAGAAGAGAAAACAACAATGAAACTAATCTGCGAAGTATTAGAAGAAGTAAAATTAATTACAGAAGAAAAGGAAGATGGCAAGAAGGACTTCTATATTGAAGGTACCTTTATGCAGGCTGATCTAAAGAATAAAAACGGTCGTATCTATCCTATGCCTGTAATGGAAAAGGAAGTTAACCGCTACGTTAAAGAATACGTAGATACAAAAAGAGCTTTTGGTGAGCTAGGTCACCCAGAAGGTCCAACTATTAATCTTGATCGTGTTTCTCATATGATTACAGAATTGAAAAGAGATGGATCAAATATAGTTGGCCGAGCCAAGATTTTAGAAACGCCAATGGGCAACATTGCCAAGAATATTATTCAGGGTGGTGGTGCTCTAGGTGTTTCTTCTCGTGGTATGGGTTCATTAAAAGATAAAAATGGTATTATGGAAGTCCAAGATGACTTCACCCTTGCCACAGCTGCTGATATTGTAGCTGATCCATCAGCCCCAGGTGCATTTGTTAACGGTATTATGGAAGGTGTTGAGTGGATATGGGATAATGGTTTGCTAAAAGCACAGCAAATTGAACTGTATAAAGAAGAGATTGAGAAGGCAGCAGCCAAGCCAAATAAGCGTGCTTTGGAAGAAGCAATGCTTAAAACCTGGACTAACTTCCTGTCAAAACTCTAATTTTATAAATAATATTAACCAATTTACGTAAAATTTTTGGGAGAAATTACAATGTCAGAAGTACTTCAAGAAGAAGATTTCAAGGTACCAGGTGTTAATGCATCTGTCGCCGGTCCTGTAACACCAGAAGGTGGTGATGATAGTTCTAAGGCTTCCAAAAAGGGTAAGCCAGAAATGCCAATGGAAAAGCTAAAGGCCGTTCAAGAGGATTTAGCTGCTCTATTTGATGGTTCAGAGCTATCAGAAGATTTCAGAGAAAAAGCAACAGTCATTTTCGAAGCTGCTATTAATGAGAAAGTTTCTGGCGTTGTAGCATCTCTAGAAGAGCAATATGAAGCAGCCCTAGTTGAAGAGGTTGCTGCTATTGAAGAAGCTCTAGTAGAGAAAATTGACAGCTACCTAGACTACGTAGTAGAGCAATGGGTAGAAGAGAACAAGCTAGCAATTGAAAGCGGTATTAAGGCCGAAGTAGTTGAGAGCTTTATGGAAGGCCTAAAGGGTCTTTTCGCACAACATTATGTTGATGCGCCACAAGAGAAGCTAGACATTCTAGCTCAGGCCCAGTCAGAGGTTGAAGAACTAAAGACAAAGCTATCAGCATCAATTAATGAAAATATTGAACTATCTAAGAAGCTAGATGCTGCAGAAGCAGAAAAGGCATTTGCTGAGGTATCAGAAGGCCTAGCTGCAACTCAAGTTGAAAAGCTTCGTGTATTAGCAGAAGGCATGGAAAGTGCTGATGTTTCTTCATATAAGAAGAAACTAGGCATGATCAAAGAATCATACTTCGCCGCTAAGAAGGTAGAAGCTAATGCTCAGCAACAGCTAAATGAGGAAGTCGCTCCTGCTCCAGCAGAGAAGGTAGTTGATCCAGTCATGAATAAGTACGCTGCAGCGATTTCTCGTTCGGTCCAAAAGTAACGTTTTATAAATATTAGATAAATCAAAGGAGATAAAAAGATGTTTTCTAACGAACAACTTTTAAAGAAGTGGCAGCCAGTTCTTGAGCACGCAGACCTTCCAGCAATTAAGGATACTCTACGTAAGTCAGTAACAGCTCAGCTACTAGAAAATACAGAGCGTTCAATGAAGGAAGCTGGCGGTGTGCCACGTGCTCTTCTTGAAGCTTATTCAGTAACTAACGACACTGGCACAGCTGGTTTCGGTGATGGTGTTGCAAACTACGATCCAGTTTTAATCAGCTTGGTTCGCCGTTCAATGCCAAACCTAGTTGCTTATGACGTTTGCGGCGTTCAGCCAATGACAGGTCCAACAGGCTTGATCTTTGCAATGAGAAGCAAGTATGTTGACCAATCAAACTCAGCAACTGAAGCATTCTATAACGAAGCAAACACAGCCTTCTCATCAGTAGCCCTAGGTAACTCAACAGTTAACCTACCAGGTGGAAGACACGTTGGTACAGTACCTGGTACAGCAAACAATGCTGAGTCAAACACTTACAACTTCGTTGGTGGTATGACAACAGCAACAGCTGAATCCAATAATACATTTGCCAACATGGCGTTCTCAATTGAAAAAGTTTCAGTTGAAGCAAAGAGCCGTGCATTGAAGGCAGAGTACACAATGGAACTAGCACAGGATCTAAAGGCTATTCATGGTCTAGATGCTGAAGCTGAGCTATCAAACATTCTACAATCAGAAATTCTTGTAGAAATCAACCGTGAAGTCATCCGCACAATTAACGTAACAGCTAAGCGCGGTGCCAACACAACAACATCAGCCGGTACATTCGACCTAGACGTCGATGCAAACGGTCGTTGGTCAGTTGAGAAGTTCAAGGGTCTATTGTTCCAGATTGAGCGCGAAGCTAACCAAATTGCCAAAGACACACGTCGCGGCAAGGGTAACATCATCCTTTGCTCTTCAGATGTTGCATCTGCATTGCAAATGGCCGGTGTTCTAGATTACGCTCCTGCTCTAAACAGCAATGCTCTAAACGTTGATGATACAGGCAACACATTTGCTGGTGTTCTAAACGGTCGTATCAAGGTCTACATTGACCCATACGTAACAGACAACTATATGACAGTTGGCTATAAGGGTGCAAGCGCATTCGATGCTGGTATCTTCTACTGCCCATACGTTCCACTACAGATGGTTCGTGCAGTTGGTGAAGATAACTTCCAGCCAAAGATTGGCTTCAAGACTCGCTACGGCATGGTAGCAAATCCATTCGCAGAAGGTGCTGCATATGGTGCTGGTGCTATGACAAAGGACGCAAACGTATACTACAGACGCGTCGTAGTAAGCAACCTACTATAATCCTTAACCGGAAAATAGAAAGAGAGGGCCGCGAAAGCGGCCCTTTTTTTTTGCTTGATAAATATTGATATAATTAACTGTGAGGTGTCGTCATGATTGAAAATGCTCGTTTTATGACAAAGTATGTTAGAGATAAAAGAACTGCAGAATTGTTTGAACTTGATGATAGATCAGGCTACATTGTTAGGTTAATTGACAATAAAGTAATTAAAGAAGATAGAGTCATTAAAGGTAAGTCTGTCTATTATGTTGTTGATACCTGTGAAAATTGGTGTGAGGGAATTATTGATCCATGGATCTAATACCAGTTGTAATTGATGAAAATGGATTCAAGAGGCATCCTTTTTTTCAACATTTAGTTAGACTTGATTTTGATTTAACAGGTCTTTGCAATAGACAATGTTCTTTTTGTCCAAGAGCTTTAGATGCAGATCCTGTGTATCCAAATATCAACAAACAGATGTCCCTTGAAACCGTTGATATAGTAATAAAAGAACTATTATCAATTGATTTTAGGGGCTGGGTAGAACTTGCTGGAAGAGGGGAAAGTACTCTCCATAAAAAATTTGATGATATTGTGGATATGTTAACTGCTGCTCCAAGAAAATGGAAAGTTAGATTAACAACTAATGGTTACAAACTTGATGAGTGGTGGAATTCTTCCGTTGGTATGAAGCTTGATGAGCTTATATTGAATAGCTATGAGTCAAAGCAAGAGTATGATGAAAGAGTTCAAAAATATGTAACTCTACCAAGTGGAGGTAGGGTTTACCATTACTACAAGCAAGATGGTTATAGTATTGACCAGATTAACAACATGCCGTCCTACAAAGAAGACGGTAAGAGTTGGAAACACGCTTTTAATAACAGAGCTGGGTATTTTAAAAATCAAGATAGAAGAAATGATAATCTTGATTATACAAATGTTGTTAAGTTACCCAATGGCAAAAGTGTAAAAATAAGTGAGTCTCCATGTTGGCATCCAATGAGACAAATTTTTATTGATTTTGACGGCAACTATCAAATGTGTTGTAATGATTGGTTGAGTCAAATTAAAATTGGCAATGTACATGAAAGACCATTAATGGACATGTATGTGAATGATCCAAAAATTAATAGAATAAGATGGAAATTGATTAATAAGGATAGAACACAAATTCTACCATGTGCAAGATGTGATGATATTCAAGGAGCAACAACTCAAACAAAAAATGTAATTGATAAGTTTAAGCAATCAAGGGTGTATAAAGAACATCTTATACCTTTAGCCAGGCTAGGTAGATCATTTGATGAAGGTTTAAAACGAGGAATATAGTGTTAGTCAAACATACGTATCCGTGGCCACATTATACGGTTGATAACTTTTTACCAAAAGAAACATTTGATCTATTAGTAGAGCTACGCGATCACCCAAGTTTTAATTTTGTTGATTGTAATGAAAATGGAAGGGTGATAGTTAAGCCAACTAAAAACCTTCCATCAAAAAAAAATTTGTTAATTTCGTTAAGTAATCCTGAGATATCAAAAACAATTGAACAGAGTGTTAAAGATCATTTACAAGGTATACTTCCCGACAAATATTGTTGCATTCCTGATTTAATTAGATGTGACCCTAATTATTATTATCATCCTCATGTGGACCATAAGGATAAATTATTTTCTATTGTAATATTTTTATACCCTCCTAAATCTGATGCTACTATATTAATGGATAAGGGAGTGGATTATAAAGTTGAATGGAAACCAAATAGAGCTTTAATTATTAAAAATGAACCACATACAATGCATTATTACCATAACAAAACCATTTATCCAAGACTTACAATGAATGTTTACATAACGTCTAAGCCTGGAGGGTTCAATGTTGCATTAAACCCTAGGGTTTAATCTTGCTACTTCTGATACTTAATAAATAAATAATATAACGAGGATAATGCTATGGCAATCCAAAAAAGTTTTTTATCACCACTAGGCTATCAACTGGCCATTAAGAAAATACCTAACACAATATTTAATTGTGTGTCAGTTAATATACCTGGTATCACTGTAGAGGATGCTGAACTTCAAACACCATTCAAGGTTGTCCGTTATCCAGATAAGGTAGTTTACAATGATTTTGTTGTTAGATTTAAGGTTGATGAAGATTTAACAAACTACATAGAAATTTTTGATTGGATGCATGAGATTGGTAGACCAGAACAATTCAGCTCTGGTAGTGCAAACCCTTTATTTCCTAATGACCTCTATAGTACCTATGCATCAGATGGTACACTCCTAATTCTTAACTCTGCTAACAAACCAAATGTTGAAATTAGATTTAGAGATCTATTCCCGGTAGTACTTAGTGATATTGAATTTACATCACAAGAAACTGATGTTGCATATATTGATGCAACAGTAAGTTTCAGATGTTTGCTGTTTACTGTTCATGTCACATAGTGTATAATATACCTACTGGTATGGTAGGAACTTTATTATGAAGCTTGAAGAGATATTTGGTGAATGGGAAAAAGATAGCAAAGTTGACCGGACGGAGCTCGGTGACGTTGCATTGAACATTCCTAAACTCCATCACAAGTACTTTAAACTATTTTCTCACGAACGTCTACTGCTTCGAAAACTTGAACAAGATATGAAGAAGCTAAAGAGGCTAAAGTGGGAATACTATACAGGTGTCCTCGATCAAGAGACGCTTGAAGAAATGAAGTGGGAACCGTTCCTACAAAAAATTCTAAAACAAGACGTTCCCACATATATTGACAGTGATTCAGATATCATTACACTGAATCTTAGAATTGCTGTCCAGCAAGAGAAGATTGATGCTCTTGAATCAATTATTAAATCTATTATGAATCTAGGCTTCCAGGTCAAAAGTGCAATTGACTGGGAGAAGTTTAAAATAGGTGTGTAGTGAGCAAAAGAAAACTGCAAACTGGTGAAGAGGTGGATGAACTACCTAATCCTATCTTTTTAAAAGTATATACAAAATGCCCAGAGAAATGGATGCTAGTGGATCTCGAGACTGGAGAGCGCTATATTGGTCATAAGACAGAAGGCAAGAACTCTTGGAATAAATTAAATCAAGATCAAGAGTATGGATTCTGGAGTGTATTGAATAATGACTGAATCTGTACTTATTTCAAAATTTAATGATGTGTATGTGACAATTGATTGTGATGCTAGTGTTGCAATGGAGCTAAAGGATTACTTTACCTTCAAGGTTCCTGGTTACCGCTTCATGCCTGCCTATCGCAACAAAGTATGGTCAGGCGATATACATCTATTCAATCCAATGAGTAGAAGAATCTATACTGGATTGATTCCCTATATAAACAAGTTTTGCGAAACGCGAAACTACCAAGTTGTTTTTGATAAGAATGTTGATGGTTTTGCTGATATTGACGAAGAGTCAGTAGTCAGCTTTATTAAGGGTCTCAATCTACCATTCAGGCCAAGAGGATATCAGCTAGAAGCATTCCTTCATGCCATTAGAACAAAAAGATCACTATTAGTATCACCAACTGCCTCTGGTAAGTCGCTTATCATCTATATGATAACTAAGTGGTTCCTAGAGCACTATAAGGTATTGATTATTGTACCAACTATATCCCTAGTTGAGCAGATGAAAGGAGACTTTGTATCCTATGGTGGTGATGAAAATGAAATTCATACCATCATGTCTGGTAGAGAAAAACATTCAGATCTACCAATTGTAATATCAACCTGGCAATCAATCTATAAGATGCCAAGACAGTGGTATGAGCAGTTTGATGTTATCATTGGCGATGAAGCTCACCAGTATAAAGCTAAGTCACTAACATCTATCCTTGAGAAGATGACCAAGTGTCCTATCAGACTAGGATTCACTGGCACTCTTGATGGAACACAAACCCATAAGCTAGTTCTTGAAGGATTGTTTGGTGTAGTTAAGAAAATAACAACTACTGCTGAACTTATTGAGCAAAAGTATCTTGCTGACTTTAAAATTCAATCAATTGTGTTGAAGCATACGGATGCCAACAAGAAACAATATAGTAGATGTGAATACCATGATGAGATTGACTTTCTTGTCCAAAACGAGACTCGGAACAATTTTATATCTCAACTGTCTTTACATCTGAAGGGTAACACCCTCATTCTCTATCAGTTTGTAGAGAAGCATGGTAAACCACTCCACGCAATGCTTACAAAACAAAATAAAGAGGACAGACATATCTTCTTTGTATCTGGAGAAGTAGAAGTAGAGGATAGAGAGCTTGTAAGAAAGATTACAGAGAAAGAGGACAATGCAATTATCGTGGCCTCATATGGTACGTTTTCAACTGGTATAAATATTAGAAACCTACACAATGTTGTGTTTGCTTCACCTACTAAGTCTAGAATCAGATCTCTCCAGTCTATTGGTAGAGCACTAAGAAGAGGTGATAATAAGCAACAAGCAACATTGTATGATATAGCTGACGACCTTTCCTGGAAGAAAGCTAAGAATCATACCCTAAAGCATTTTATTGAGCGAGTGGGAATTTATACTAGTGAGAAGTTCGATTACAAAATCACGAGCTATCAGCTGAGGTAAGTTATGGCAGCATTTATTCTTATCAAACTGGGCGATGAAGACTCATTTGTTATTGGGGAAATGCACAACGAAACAGAAGACGATGTCGTGTTAAAGTACCCTGTTGTAATTAGGCTGAAGACTACAATCAACCAGACAACAAATGTTACAACTTCTAAGCTAATGCCTTTCTCTGAGAATAACATTGTAGCATTGAAGAAATCTGCTATTGTTGGATTCTCTAAACCTAATGAACGAATCATTAAATACTATCTAAGATTCTTAGAACGATTCCAAAAGTTACTTGATGAGAACTTAGAAAGAGACATTTGTGGTCTACAAGAGGATTATAATGATAGTCCTCTAGATTACGAACTTGATGATGAAGATGATTCAGATAGTGTAACAATTTCTGCTCAGCCTACACCTCTATTACACTAATAATATATCTGACCCCCACAAGGGTGATTATACATCTAAAAATTTAAAAGTCAACAGGTTGAACTAACTATCTGAATAATATATGATATCTAAATTAATTGAAAGGATTTGTAATGACTGAAGTAAAAGAAAAGCTGAACCATTACGTTAGTAATGATGAGTTCTATAAGGCTATAGTAGAGTTTAAGAAAAAAGTTCTAGTTGCAGAGGCTCAGGGTCTATCAAAACCTGTGATCCCACATTACATTGGCGATTGTTTGATCAAGATCGCTAACAAACTTTCCTATAGCCCTAACTTTATTAACTATACATTCCGCGATGAAATGATTGCGGATGGTTTGGAAAACTGTATTAACTACTTCCATAACTTTGACCCCGATAAGTCTACAAACCCTTTCTCTTACTTTACCCAAATTATTTACTTTGCCTTCCTTCGCCGTATTCAGAAAGAAAAGAAGTATATGTATGTTAAACATAAGGTCACCCAGCAGAAGATGGTCAGCCATGAATTGATGAATCTTCAGGAGTTAGATGAACTTGGTGAGTTTGATATTGAGATTACAGACTACACTTCAAACGACTATATGGATAACTTCATTGAACAGTTTGAGGCTAGTGCTTTGAAAAAGAAAAGTGAGAGGCAGGCTAAGAAGGGTCTCGAGAAGTTGATTAAGGAAGACTAAATTATGAAGATTGCTTTGATTACTGACACGCACTTTGGTGGGCGTGGTGACAGTCCTATATTCTCTGACTTCATTGGAAGATTCTATAGTGAGGTATTCTTTCCATACCTCCATAAAAATTATATTACCAACATTATCCATCTTGGTGATATTGTAGATCGTCGTAAGTATATTAGTTACCTTTCCTTGAGAAAGTTTAAGAAACAGTTCATTAAGCCTGTTGTTGAGAAGAACCTTAACCTTCATGTCATTATTGGTAACCACGATACGTTCTATAAGAACACTAACAATGTCAATTGCATGACAGAGTTGTTTGATACCAATAAACCAAAAAACATTAATTGGTACACAGAAGCAACTGAACTGGAGTTTGGTAGTACTAAGATTCTATTTGTACCTTGGATGTGTGCCGAGAATTTTGAACCCACAATTGAAAAGATTGCTGACACAGATGCACAAGTATGCTTTGGTCATCTTGAGCTCGCTGGCTTTGAGATGCAGAAGGGTACGGTTATTGATCATGGATACGATGCCAAGATCTTTAAGAAATTTGATATAGTCCTTTCTGGTCACTACCACCATAGATCTACAAAAGGTAACGTAACATACCTTGGTTGTCCATACGAGATTGTTTGGTCTGATTATGATGACCCTAAGGGCTTTCATGTTTTCGATACAGAGACAAGAGAGATTGAATTTGTTAAGCACGACCTAACATTATTTGAAAAGTATTACTACGATGACCTTGATAAGGAACGGGATGATGTAGTACTTGATGACTACTCTTTCCTCAAAGGTAAGTTTGTAAAGATTATTGTCAAGAATAAAAATAATCCATACTGGTTTGATAGTGTTATCGATAGAGTCGAGAGAGCAGGGGTTGCAGATCTACAGGTAGTAGAAGACCATTTACATCTTGACTTAGAAGAAGATTCAAGTATAATATCTGAGGCCGAGGACACTCTAACAATCATTAGAAAGTTCTCAGATCAATACATTAGTAATAAAGGTAATGTACCAAAGCTGAACAAGCTACTTGGCGACCTTTATGTTGAAGCAATGGAAATACAGACTAAGCAATGATTCTATTTAAGAAAGTACGTTGGAAGAACTTTCTATCTACAGGTAATAACTTTACAGAGATAGATCTTACCAAGCATAAGTCAACACTAATTGTGGGTACGAATGGTTCTGGTAAGTCAACCATTCTTGATGCTATTTCTTTTGCACTCTACAATAAGCCATTCAGAAAGATTAATAAGCCTCAACTTGTTAACTCTATCAACGGTAAAGATCTTTGCGTTGAGTTTGAATTTATTGTAGGTAATGCTACCTATAAGATTGTTAGAGGCATCAAACCAAACAAGTTTGAGATCTATAAGAATGACCAGCTACTAAACCAAGATGCTGATAGTAAAGATTATCAAGAGGTAATTGAAAAGCAGATCGTTAAGATGAACCATAGAACATTCTCCCAAGTAGTTGTTCTTGGTTCTTCTACCTATGTTCCTTTCATGCAACTCTCTGCTGCTGCCAGAAGAGAAGTTATTGAGGACTTGCTCGACATTCAAGTATTTACTACAATGAATACATTGTTGAAAGGTAAGGTAACATCTAACCAAGATGACCTAAAGCAAGCAAAGTATGATAGTGATCTCATTGACGAGAAGATTAATATTCAAACTGCCTACATTAACTCTCTAAAGAAAGATGTTAGTGATAAGGTTGAAGTAAATAAACTCAAGATTCAAACAACAAATGTTGAGATTGAAGGTATCGAGTATACTATTGATACAAATAGTACATCTATTGATGAAAAGATGAAAGACACAGCTAACCTTGATAAGCTAACAAAGAGAATGGAGAAGTCTGTCATCCTAAAAGAAAAGACTATCGACAGACTCTCTAAGTTAGACAAAGAGATTAAGTTCTTCCATGACAATGATGATTGTCCAACTTGTAAGCAGGGCATTCCCCATGAGTTCAAGGCTGAATCTATTACAACCAAGGAAGGCCAGGTAACTGAGATAAAGAACAATCTTGTCCTCCTAGAAGAGGATTACAATAATACTGTAACAGAAGTAACAAGGATCAACAAGATTCAGAAAGAGATTCAGGCAATCCAACTAGAGATCAATAAATTACAAACTGAGATAATCTCTAAGAAGAAGTTTATTGATTACTTGCAAGCTGAGATTGATGGATTAGAAACAAACACAGCCAACGTTGATGCAGAAAAACTAAAACTAAAAGAACTACAAAAGCAAAAGGCAGAAGCTGAGGACAAGAAGCAGAAGCTGCTTGAGGACTATGAAATTCTACAGGCAGCTTCTGCTCTCTTAAAGGATGGTGGTATCAAGACTAGAATCCTTCGTCAGTATATGCCAATCATTAATAAGCTGATCAACAAGTACTTGGCTGCCATGGACTTCTTTGTTCAGTTTGAAATTGACGAACAGTTTAATGAGACTATCAAGTCTAGATTCAGAGATGAGTTTAGTTACAATTCATTCTCGGAAGGTGAGAAGATGAGAATTAACTTAGCTGTTCTCTTCACATGGAGAGCAATTGCCAAGATGAGAAATAGCGCTGCAACCAATCTACTAATTATGGATGAGGTATTTGATAGTTCTCTAGATAGTAATGGTACAGATGAGTTCTTAAAGATTATCCAGACACTTACTGCTGACACTAACACATTTATTATTAGCCATAAGACGGACCAGTTATTCGATAAGTTCCATAATGTTATTAAGTTTGAAAAGACTAAAAACTTTTCGAGGATTGTATAATGTACCCAAAAATTATTATACAGCCTAATTATTTTCCAGCTCAGTGGTGTGATAATATTAATTACTGGATGATCAATAATGTGGATGTAGACCCAAGGTTTGGAACCAAAGGTGTCCGACGTTGCAAGGTAAGACTGTTAACTAAACAAATGAAACCATATGATGGTGTGTTTAGATCAATGATGGAGTTTGTTAAGCCTAAGCTTGAAAAGCTTTGCGTTGATATTGATGGTGAAATAGATGGAGCCATACAACATATTACCTATACTGCTGGTGATAGTGTTGGTTGGCACAATGATCTAATGGACGTACGAGCCGCCACTCAAAATCCAAAGTATAAGGACCTAAAAACAAATAGAAAATTATCAATGACAGTTATGCTTTCCAATCCGTCTGAGTATACGGGCGGCGATTTTGTATTTGATAGTAGCGTTAAATTGTCTACCAAAGTGGAGGGTAAGGGAACGGTTGCTCTCTTTACATCACACTCACAACATAAAGTAGAAGATATAACTTCTGGTACTAGGAATATATTGTTTGTCTTTATAACAGGACCAGAGTGGAGATAGTTGAAAAAAACCACTATTTGTTGTATACTTACTTTATAAATATGTTTAATTTGAGGCTTTTGTAATGCAAAAAGAATATCACTATTCTGAGATCTTCTATTCTGTTCAAGGTGAAGGTCGATACACTGGTATACCAACTGCTTGGTTAAGGTACTTTCTCTGTAACCTTCAGTGTGATGGCTTTGGTCAGAAAGACCCAACCGACCCTAGGACATACAAGCTTCCTTATAAAGAAATGAATGTCGACTTCATTAAGCGAGTCGAGGATCTTCCTGTATGGAAGTATGGTTGTGACTCATCCTACTCTTGGGCAAAGAAGTTCAAGCATCTGATGCATAAAGGCACTCCTGAGTATATTGCTAATCAGATTCTAGGTTCAATTAGAACTGAACATAATACAGAAGCAAGGTTTGATCATCCAGCAGGACAACCAATCCATATGTGTTTTACTGGTGGTGAGCCTCTAATGAAACATGCTCAGGATTGTACTGTTGGTATACTTGATTACTTTGATAAGATTAACAATAGTCCTAAGTTTGTTACATTTGAGACTAATGCCACTCAAGCATTGAAGCCAGAGTTTAGTAACTTCATGGCTAACTGGAGAGAGATGGGTAAAGAAATCTTTATTTCATCTTCTCCTAAGCTCTGGACAACATCAGGTGAAACCAACAAGGATGCAATTGTCCCAGAAGTGTTAGCCCAGTATCACTCTTTATCTAGAGGCAAAGGGCAGATTAAGTATGTCGTCAATGGTAAAAAAGAAACTTGGGAAGAGGTTGAGCACGTAACAAATGAATTTAGAAAAGTTGGTGTGACATTTCCTGTTTGGATTATGCCAGTTGGTGCTACAGAAGAGGGTCAAACTGGTGAGCTTGATGGGTATGTGAGTGCTGGTACAATTGCAGAAGAAGCCTTTAAGAGAGGCTATAATGTTTCAGCAAGAGTCCATGTATATTTGTGGGGTAATACAATTGGAGTCTAACTTTAAACAAATTAACATATTAGATCTTGATGAGGTTGAATATCTTAAACAAATGTTTGATAAATATCCTAAAAACTTTTGGACAAGAGACTACAACTTGTTTAATCTTTATAAATGTAATATTCCTCGTCGTGTATATTCCAACGATGTTGATTCTATGAGAAGCATAACACAAAAAATAAAATCCCATCTAGATTGCAAGGAAGATACAAATTATTATTTTTTAAAATACATCCCAAACTCCTTTACACAAATCCATGTCGATAACCCAAATAGGATACAAAAAACGGCTGTAACGCTAATTGATATATCTGAAGATTTAGTTGGAGGGGAGGTTGTATTAATTAGTGGCATATCTCAATCAGATTTGATGCCAGGAGAATTTCGTCCTAATAACAATTTTAAAGATATAAAAGTGCCAGTTGTTGTTCGACAAAAGGTTGGTTCAACACTGATTTATAACCATAATGTAAAACATGGTGTTACAAAAGTTGAGCAGGGTCATCGTTTAGTTTTTATTTCATGGTATAATTAATATGAAAATAATTAAGTATAAAAAGAAACAGTTTAATCAGGACATTGAAACACTAGTAGGAAAAATCAAGAAATCCAAAGTCGAGTTTAGTTATATTGTTGCTTTATCAAGAGGGGGTCTTATTCCTGGTGTTGTTCTCTCCCATAAGCTAAAACTTAATCTTTGGCCAGTCTCTTGGTCTACAAGAGATAGTCAACAAAGAGAAACAAATACTTGGATTCCGGAAGATGTTAACGATGGTCATAAGATTCTGGTTGTTGATGATATTGTTGATAGTGGTGCTTGTTTAACGTCGCTGTTTGAAGAATGGGATTCGTGTGTAGTAAATAAGATGAACCGCGAAAATATTTACATTGCCACCTTGATTTATAACAAGGATCAGTGTATAGTGCCACAGTTTTATGCAAACAAGATTTCAAGAAAAAAAACTCCAGAATGGTTTGAGTTCTGGTGGGAGGATTCGAATGGCTAGTAATTTTTATTCTACAAAAAGGATTGGTCCCATATCTACTGGCCACCGTCAGTGGAGAGACAAAGGTCACTGTAGGTGGGCTCATGGGTATGGTCGCTATGTTAAGTTTACCTTTGCATGTACTACCCTAGATGATAAGATGTGGTGCATGGACTTTGGTGACCTGAAGTGGGTTAAGGGGTGGTTAGAGGAACAGTGGGACCATAGAATGCTCATCGCTTCTGATGACCCTTTGCTCCCTGAGTGGGAGAGACTCCACGCAATTGATGGTATTAACCTTAATGTGATGGATGTATCAAAAGGACATGGTCCTGGTATTGAAGGGTCATGTAAATTTGTATTTGATAACATTAATCCAAAGATAAAAGAGTTGACTAACAACCGCGTTTGGATTGATACTATAGAGATCTACGAGCATGAGTTTAACTCTGCTCTTTATATTAACCCGGAGGTGTAAAGATGGGTATTGATTATTCCAGCAAGATGCCAGATCTTGTATTTAAATACGATGATAAATTTTATTGTGATGAATTGCCTGACCCTCAGGTAAATCCTGTTCTACCTGGTGCTAGAGTACCTCTTCGTAAGGTTGGTATTGCTCCAGTGGATCTTCCTATTATGGTCAAGCGTCGAGATGGCCATACTCAGCAGTTGCAGGCAGAAGCCAGTCTTTATTGCTCTTTAGATGACCCTAATTCTAAGGGACTGAATCTTTCAAGACTCTATCTCCTTATGCATAATAAAATCAAAGACCATCTTTCGATTGATGGTATCCAAGGAGCACTGAAGGAGCTTGCGGAGCAGCAGAATAGTAAGAATGCTTACTGTAAGCTTCGCTTTAAGTATCCTTGGACCCAGGATGCTCTTCGCTCTCGTAGAGATGATAATCCTGAAGAGAAGCTCAGAGGCCATATTGCCTATAAGATCGAATTAGAAGGTCAATATAGAAGTGGTCAGTGTAAGTTCTTCTTGACTGTTGATTATGTCTATAGCTCAACCTGCCCCTGTTCGTTTGAGCTAGCGTATGATGCTCGCACTCATAGACAAGCTGCTGCTAATGCTCATAGTCAGAGATCTATTCTAAAAGTTAAGGTTGAGTTTGATCCCGAGAGGATTATTTGGTTTGAAGATGTTATTGAACTTTGTAGAAAGCATATTCCAACTGAAGTTCAGATTGTTGTTAAAAGACGAGATGAACAAGCATTTGCTGAATTGAATGGTGCCAACCTGTTGTTCTCTGAAGACGTTTGCCGTATTATGTACGCTGCGTTAGACGAATGGTATAACAAGGGTCGTATTAAAGACTTCTCTCTAGCCGTATCGCACGAAGAGAGTCTACATCCTTGGAATGCTATTGCCGTTACTTCTAAGTTCAATCCTAGTGAGGTTCCTGGGTGTCTGGTTTAAAAGATGCATATAGTTATCGGTATAGAGGCGTTTATGGTGTCTATAACGATGCGTGTGAATTGATGTATGTTGGTTCCACTTCTTTAGGTCTAAAGAACCTTGAAGAGAACCATAGAAAGGCAAGAGAGAAAGGTTACGACATGACTAACTTTAGGACATTGCTTGAAGAGCATCAGTCTTGGAAGTTTGTATGGCTAATCAAGCCACGAAACTGCCAGCAGCCTCACATTGAGTTTGCTGAACAGACTCTCATCCAAGCGATGAAACCTAAGCATAATATTGACAAGACTCCATATAAGTCGTCAATTTATTATGACCGATATGCTGATGTCCTGCAGCTATATGGTGAAGAGTTGGAGTATTTGAATGATTAAGAAAAAGATTTGGGTGACGTTCCAAAAGGAAGGCATCCATTGCTATCCAGCTGCAGCAACAGACGAAAAGCTAAAAGATGTTGCATTCCTAGCTAACCCACATAGACATATGTTCCACTTTAAGGTTTACCTTGAAGTGTTTCACGATGATAGAGATGTGGAGTTCATTCTCTTGAAGAGAGAACTTGAGGCCCTATATGGTAATGGAACATTAAAGCTTGACTTCATGTCTTGTGAAATGATTGCAGAAGAACTTCTTACATACCTGAAAAATCAGTATCCAGGAAGAGATGTTACAATTATTGTTAGCGAAGATAATGAGAATGGGTGTGAGCTTGTATATGAGCGATACATTCCTGTTCAATCTATGAAGGATGAATAATATGACAGAGTTTTGCCACATTGCTCCTATTGACTTTCTTGACCTTGTTAAGGGTAGAAGTCATCACTTAACCCTAGCGCATCTTGTTGACACGAGCAATGAGTATACTGAGTTCTATAGGAACCAGACTTGCGTTAACATCATGGACAATAGTGCCTTTGAGATGTATAAGCAAAGCAAGCCAATGCTAACACCTGCCAAAGTTTTAGAGATGGCAAGTATTATTAGAGCCAATTATGTTGTCATGTCAGACTATCCAGGTGAGCATTCATCAAAGACTATCCAGGCAGCAATTGACCTAGCACCTCTCTTTAGAGCGCAAGGGTTTGGTACATTCTTTGTACCTCAGTCGAAGGTTGGAGATAAGGAAGATTTAATTAGTGCTTTTGATTGGGCTTCAACATCCAAGCATGTAGACTATATTGGTGTGTCTATCCTTGGTGTTCCTAATGCATATGGTGTAGAGAAAGGTAACAAACTTCAACGATTTGTTGCTCGTTTCATGTTCATGCAAGAGTTATATGACCGTGGCATCCTTCAACGTATCCGAAACAACAAAAAGAAGATCCACTTCTTAGGTATGGTCGATGGTCCAAATGAAATTAAGTTGATGGAGCCATATAGAGATTATATTGACACTTGGGATAGTAGTGCTGCTATTTGGTTAGGGTTGAATGGTGGAACATTTGATGGAAGTCCAACTGGTATCTTTGATGGTAAGTTTGAGAAGGAAGTGGACTTTGATCTCAAGCAAGCTGATACACCAATTGACTTTTACCGTATGGCAAAGTATAATATGGATTACATTGATACAATTGTAACCAAATATTTAAATGATGATCCGGGGTATTGATATGGCAGAAGTGAAATATAGATTTAGAGAAGATAAGGTCTTGATTGAGGCCTTAAAGTATGTTAATGGAACTTATCAACAGCATTATGTTGGTAAGGAAGAAGTCCAGACAATTGATGTTTGGAATTCATTAGGTAGTGTTGATACTACAGCAAGGGATACTGCTATTAAGTATCTAATGAGATATGGTAAGAAGGATGGATACAATAAAAAGGATTTGCTCAAGGCAATTCACTATATTGTTCTACTCTATCACTTCACACAACCTCAGGAAGACAAGGTATGATGATCCATATTATGGGTGAGCATGGATCTAAGCTCACAAATGTACAACCAGGCGATGTCCAGCCTAATGCTGTTGATCTAAGACTTGGTAAGGTATTTAAGATTAGTAGCAATGTGTGTACTCTTTCTGAGACACAAAAAGGTCATAGAGGTTCTGTTGAACTTCAGCCAGATGAAAATGGTTTTTGGAACCTAGATCAAGGTACATATGAAGTTGTAATGGAAAATATTATTGAAGTAGGTGAAGGAGAAGCTGGATGGGTTATCACTCGTTCTACTCTTAACCGTAATGGTGTCTTCTTAACTTCGGGTCTCTATGATTCTGGCTACCATGGAGTGATGGCTGGTGCAATGCATGTTCATTGTGGACCATTTAGCATTCAGAAGGGTACGCGAGTAGGCCAATTTCTTTTATTCAAGGCTGAGAGTCTACATAAATATGATGGTAGTTATGGCTTAAATAAAGAGCATGATAAAAAGTATGGCGTATAAGTTGATTGAACATAGTAGTGCAATCTTAGAACAAGAATTGCCATTATTTGATTTTCAAAACCCACCCACTGATCCAGAAGAACTTGCAAGGAATCTTTTGGATACTATGCGAGAGCATAAGGGTATTGGGTTATCTGCAAACCAGGTAGGTCTTCCATATAGATTGTTTGTTATGGAAGGAGATCCTGTCTTTGCTTGCTTCAATCCTAAGATAGTAGACGTCTCAGAAGAGATAGTTTCTCTTATTGAGGGCTGCTTATCTTACCCTGGTGTTGCTGTGCCTGTTAAAAGGCCAGCCCACGTTCGTGTTCGATTTACAGCACCTAACGGTAATACAATGACAAGAAAGTTTACTGGTATGACTGCCAGAATCTTTTTGCATGAGTATGACCACCTACAAGGAATCAACTTCTTTAGAAAGATGCACCCAGTGCATAAAGAAAAAGCTCTAAGACAGTTGAAGAAATATACACGTTATTTGAAAAACCAACAGAGGTAATTATAATGAATATTAAGATTGTTAAGTTAGTAAATGGTGACGAGATCATTTGCGATCTACAAGAAACCAAAACAAAGTTAAAGCTCAATAAGCCATTGCTTCTTGCTTTCCAGGAAAACCGTTTGGTGTTTGTTCCATTTATGCAGTACACAACAGCAATGGAAGGTTTTGAACTCCTTCCAGCAGGTGTTCTATTTGTTACGAATCCAGTTGATTCGTTGATTAATGATTATCAGATGGCTACCAGCCAGATCGTAACTCCTCCACAGGCTGTAGGTGGTAAGAAGAGTCTCCTTCGCGCCGTGGAGTAATAAACAATGGAAATTAAAATTGAAGTAGAAGAGTTGCGGAAGAGGTCACTCTTTATAGCAACCCCAATGTATGGCGGCCAGTGTCACGGTAACTATACTCGCTCAATGTGTGACTTAACTGCACTTTGCGTGAAGTATGGTATCAACATGAAGGTCTATTATCTTTTTAACGAATCACTAATCACAAGAGCTCGTAACTATTGTTCTGATGAGTTTATGAGAAGTGACTTCACCCACATGATGTTTATTGACTCTGATATTGGATTTGATCCTAACGATGTTATTACATTGTTGGCTCTTCAGTCTGATGAGTCACAATTTGACATTATCGGTGGTCCATATCCTAAGAAGTGCATTTCATGGGAAAAGGTTAAGCAGGCTGTTGATAAGGGTGTTGCAGATGAGAATCCAAATGCTCTTGATCAGTTTGTTGGTGATTATGTATTCAACCCAGTTATTGCTAAGGAAGGCCCAACTCAGATCAAGCTAAGTGAGCCAGCTGAGGTATTAGAGATTGGTACTGGCTTTATGATGATTCGAAAGAATACATTCAAGAAGTTCCAAGAAACATTCCCATATCAGTCTTATAAGCCAGACCATGTTCGTACGGCTCATTTTGATGGATCAAGAGAGATCTTCGCATTCTTTGATACACCAATTGATGGTAAGAGAATGTATATGGGCGCTGAACTTCGTGCATACTTGGAAGCCAATCCAGGTGCCACACCCGATGATATTGTTAAGTTTGTTGATGATCCTAACAATACTATCCTTAGACAGTATTCTAAGAGATATCTCTCTGAAGATTATATGTTCTGTCAGTGGGTTCGTAATATGGGCTTGAAGGTTTGGTTGTGTCCTTGGATGCAACTAAACCATACTGGATCTTATACATTTGGTGGTAGTCTTGCTGCCCTAGCATCTGTTGGTGCTGCTGCTACAGCTGATGTTTCTAAGATTAAAAAATAACTTGAGGTAATTATATTATGGCATTTGATAAACAAAAAGTGAAAGCAGTCCTTGTTGAAGTTTCAAATTCATTGACCCGCATTGATGCAGAGAAGGAATTCGTTAAGGATGCAATTGATGCTGCATCTAAGATTCATGAGATTCCTAAGAAGACATTAAACAAAATGGCAAAGGTATTCCATAAAAATAACTACGCCCAAGAGTTGTCTTCCATTGAAGAATTTACTACAATGTATGAGAATATTGTTGGTAATACTGAAAAGTGATAAGGGACTTATTATATTATGAAAATTTCTACACAGACCCTACAGGTCTTAAAAAACTTTGCGTCGATTAATCCTAATCTGTTGGTGAAACCGGGAAACGTACTCAGTACAATTAGCACTAATAAAAATATTCTTGCGAAGGCTACGGTTACAGAGTCGTTCCCGGTCTCATTTGCTATCTATGATATGCAACAGTTCTTGGGTGTGATCAGTATCTTTGAAGATCCTGATTTTACGTTTAATGATAACTCTGTAACTGTTTCTTCTGAAGGAAGATCGGTAGAGTATGTTTATGCTAGCCAGGAGATGGTTGTTCACCCTTCTGAGAGTGTAATTCAAAAGATCGCTGTAGCCAATCCTGAGATTACATTTGATCTTACCGCCCAGGGCCTTAACGAAGTAATTAAGGCTACAGCTATCCTACAGCTTGATAAATTGAATGTCATTAGTAATGATGGCAAGGTTAATGTTGTTGTTGCTGACCCTAAGAACCCATCCTCCAATAAGTTCTCTCTTACAGTCAACGGCACCGCTAATGCAGACCTAGCAATGGCATTTGCCGCTGAGAACTTGAAGTTGATTGCTGGAGACTATAAGGTTAATATTTCATCCAATGGTGTGAGTTCATTCAAGAACGATAAGCTAAACCTAGAATACTTTATTGCTGCAGACGTTAAGTCGAAGAAGGCTTAATTTATGCTAGAAGAAGTATTATGGGTTGAAAAATACCGTCCTCGAACTATATCTGATTGTGTCCTACCTAAGGACATCAAGAAGACATTCCAAGCATTTATTGATAGTGGCACTATCCCAAACTTGCTACTAACTGGTACCCAGGGTACTGGTAAGACGACTGCTGCCAGAGCAATGTGTGAGCAGCTCAAGTGTGACTATATCATCATTAACGGTTCCATGAATGGTGGTATCGATACATTAAGAAATGAGATCCAACAGTTCGCTAGTACTGTATCGTTTGGGGGTGGAAGAAAGATGGTCATCCTAGATGAGGCTGATTATCTCAACGCTCAATCCACCCAGCCAGCTTTGAGAAACTTCATGGAAGAGTTCTCAAAGAACTGTGGATTCATTCTAACTTGTAACTTCAAGTCCAGAATCATTGAACCATTACATTCTAGATGCTCTATTGTTGAGTTTAAGATCCCTCCTAAAGAGAAGCCATTGCTTGCCGGTGAGTTCTATAAGAGAACCATCAAGATTCTCGAAACTGAGAATATCAAGTTTAATAAGAATGTTGTTGGTGAGCTGATTGCTCGCCACTTCCCTGACTGGCGAAGAGTACTCAATGAGCTTCAGCGGTATAGCGTTGGTGGTGAGATTGATTCTGGTATACTTGTTAACCTATCTGATGAACACTTCACCAAGCTTGTTACTATCCTAAAGGATAGAAGGTTCAATGATATGAGGAAGTGGGTGGCTGAGTCTAATGACATTGAACCATCTGTCCTTTTTAGAAAGATCTATGATTCGCTATCTACAATTCTTAAAGGGACATCTATCCCACAGGCTATCCTCATTCTAGCTGACTATCAATACAAGGCTGCATTTGTTGCAGACCAGGAAATCAACCTTGTAGCCTGCCTTAGTCAGTTGATGGCAGAGTGCGAATACGTATGAATCCGTTCGACTTTGTAAACGCCATCAATTATACCAAGATTGATGTGGTATCTACCTCGGAAAACCCGGAAAAAGCCGAGAAACTATACAATCCATATTTGGTAAACCGTAGTTTGTCGTATTTTGCGGATACTGTGCTCTATTGCAATGAAATGAACCGATTCCACGAATTAGACAAAAAGCTTCAGTTTGATTTTCTTCTAAATAGTATAAGGAAGAACAAAAGGTTCTCCAAATGGCATAAAGCTGAAGTGGATGAAGATATACAATTGATTTGTGATTACTACAAATGCAGCATTAGAAAAGCAAAAGATATTGTACAAATACTTTCTACTGACCAGCTTAGACAATTAAAAGAAAAAATGAGCGTAGGTGGAGCGAATAGATGATCACAGTAGACAACTTTATTGAAGTCACTCTAAAGCAGAATGATGACTTCCTAAAGGTTAAAGAAACCTTAACAAGAATTGGTATTGCATCAGAGAAGAATAAGACTCTCTACCAATCTTGCCATATTCTCCATAAGAAGGGTAAGTACTATATAGTACACTTCAAGGAGCTGTTTGCTCTTGATGGCCGCCCTTCATCTCTAACAGATGACGACGTTGCAAGAAGAAACACAATTGTTAACCTACTTTCCGACTGGGGTTTAGTTGGCTTGGTAGATGTAGAAAAGACAAAAGAGCCAGTTGCTCCAATGAGATTAATTAAGGTCATTCCATTCAAGCAGAAGAGTGAATGGCAATTAGTAACCAAATACAATATCGGAAGAACAAAGAAAGGTGACGAAAGTGGTCAAAGCGATCAAAGCGAATAAAAGAAAGAAAGCTAAGGCAATTGTAAAGAAGAAAAGAGCAAAGAAGGTTCAAGCTGAGCTTGTAGAGGCTACTGCTCCTTTGGCTGCTGCTTCTGCTGACCCTGATGCTTGGGATTTTGGTGGTGCACCAATTCATTTTGATAAACCATGGGTCCCCGATAGTGTTGACATTGATGGAAAGAAGAGTGATAATGATACTCCAATAACTTTTTGGCAAGCCGTCAAAGAGATGTTTGGATTTAAATTTAAATAGGAGAATACAATGGGTACGTTACTAGTAATCGTTCTACTAGCTGTTGCTGGGTATGTTGTTTGGAAGCTTTTGAAGACTCCAGACCTTAACCAAGATGGTAAGGTAGATGCTCAAGATGTTGTCACTGCTGCTAAGGAAGTCGCTACCGAAGTGAAGGCCGAAGCTGATAAGGTAGTTGAGAAGGTCAAAAAGGTTCGTAAGCCAAGAGCACCGAAAGCAGGCAACTAAACGAATCTCGTTTGGATGCATGCTGTTACCTTGTGAGAACAAGGTATATTTGTAATATGGCATCATTCTTATTACGGCAAAACCACGCGGATGTTGTAACTCCTTGATTCTACAGGAGTTGTAACTCCGCGTTTTTATTAGGATTTTTAAACTATATGTAACCTGTTGATTTTTAAGGGTACTGTATGTTGACCCTAGACGACCGGTACCGTATAGTGCCCACATTGGTTAGGTAGTCTAACTGATACCGAACGACGAGTTCGGGTATTGTTATGTTATGTGAGGATTTATATTATGGCTTCTATTACTATTCCGGGAAATGATGGCCCGTTGTCCATCGAGAATCTGCCGCTCAATAAGGTTGAGCGTGCTACTGTCGCCGCTGAGACGCTTGTCGCTGGTGGTCTTTCGAATACTGCTGTCCTTGGCAAGATGTCGAAGTACCAGACCGAGGCTCAGGTCGACATTCCTGCGTCTGTGACCAAGACGGTCAAGACTCCGAAGGCTGCTAAGGTTGTGGCTCAGGCTGCTCCAAAGGCAAAGCGTGCTAAGGGTGCTAATAACGCCAAGCGTGCTCGTGCTCTCGAGATGTTCAAGGACATGACCGCTCAGGGTCTCTCGCAAGAGAAGATGCTGAAGGCTGTTCAGGACGAACTCAAGATCACTTATGCGAACACGTACTACTACTACTCGCGAGTGTTCAAGAAGGCCTAAGGCAAACCGGAGGCCGGCTTCGGCCGGCCTCCCTCTTTTTGAGGTGGTTATGTTTCAGAAGTTTGATCCAGTGCAGACTAAGAAGTTCTTGGAAGAGGCTAATAACATTGTCGCTACCGTTAGTTCGGTAATGGCGAATGAGGGTAACGACCTCACGTCCAAGGACCTCTACGATCTTGTTGAACGAATTGAGCGGGCAAGGAATCTTCTCTTGACCGTTGGTGACCGAAAGTACTTTATTGAACGCAGCCAGGAGGTTGCATAATGAGTAAGTTGAAGAACGACCTGATTGGCGAAGACTTTAAAAAGCTTCTTGGTGAGATGGTCGCAAGCCCTAATGTTTCGTTGGAAGAGGTTAAGACCTTTTGCATTGAGCTGATCAATAAGGGCGTGAGTAGCAGAGCGAAGAAGGATACATTCATTCGTGAAGTTCAATCTGCCAAACGAAAGGACATGGCCGCTTGGCCTGTGTATAGTTACATCCTGGCTGGTGAAGGCAAGAAGGTAGGTTAATTATGGTCCACTATGAGTACGAGGCAAAGCATATGTCGTTCTACGAGATCAAAGAAGCAAATGGTTTTGTGAGTATATGGTCAATGTATGATGGCGTCAATGATGTCGAAGAGCCATCTCCATATAAGGCAAGAACGATGTCTTATAAAAATAACTGGGGTGAGCCTGTTGATGTAACATTGCCAGAGGGTAATATTACTTGGCTCGATCTTTGGAAGGCTGCCGAGAAGTGTATAAAGCGTTCAGGAGACGACCACCACATTTTTATTGAAGGCTTCAGGCAGAATGGTGGTATTTTGGAGTTGATTACAGGTAGCTAGTTGACTTTCTAACTTAAATCTGTTATAAATATAGACGCAGGTGCCATAACGGGCCTGCGTTTTTTATTTAACTCGCTTATTAAGGAGATAAACTATGACTAGACAAACATTAAGTCTATTCGATCATATCGATCGTCAGTGGCATAACCACACAGTCGGCTTTGACAGAGCATTTGAAATTTTACAGCATGCTGCTAATGTAGCAAAGACGAATGATAACTTCCCACCATACTCATTAGTCAAGAAAGATGACTTCAACTATGAACTGGAAATGGCAGTAGCCGGATTCAGCGATAGTGATTTGGAGATTGTATCTTCAAAGAACCGTCTATCTGTGGTTGGTATGAAGCCGGAAAAAGATAATAAGGAATATATTGTGAAAGGAATTGCAGGACGCAGTTTCGCTCGTGAGTTTGTTCTTGCTGATACTATTGTTGTTCGGAATGTTAATCTTGTTGATGGTATTTTGACAATTGCTTTAGAGAATGTAGTACCTGAGGAGCAAAAGCCAAGGAAGATTACAATTGGAAAGAAGCCAATTGAGTCCAAGGCAGAACTACTTGTTGAAGAAGACAAGTAACTAACAGAAAGGGGGCTGTTCTGGCCCCCTTTCTTTTTTAAATATTAAGATTTGATTAAAGTTTGGCGTCTCCGTATTAAATATTAATGGCAATTCTGCCACTATCGGAGACGTACTAAAATGAAATCCAAGTTAGCTGTATTATTTGCTTTAGCCCTCATCACAATGTCTCACCTTGCTAATGCCCAAGGTAGAGACCAGATTGCTGTCGTTGGCTCATCAACAGTTTACCCCTTCACAACTATTGTAGCTGAACAGCTAGGTAGAAGCGGAAAGTTCAAGACACCTAAGGTTGAATCAACTGGCACTGGCGGTGGTATTAAAATGTTTTGTAATGGTGTTGGTCCTCAGCACCCAGACGCTGTTAATGCATCGCGCGCAATGAAGAAGAGTGAGTTTGATATATGTGTAAAGAATGGTGTGAGTGAAATTGTAGAAATTAAAATTGGTTATGATGGTCTAACGATTGCTAATTCTAAACAAGCCAAGCAAGCATCCCTAACAAAACAACAAGTTTGGCTTGCCCTTGCTAAGCAAGTGCCTGATAGTTCTGGTAACCTTATAGCCAACCCATATAAGATGTGGAATCAAATTGATTCATCGTTGCCAGCAACTAAGATTGAAGTTCTTGGTCCACCACCAACTTCAGGTACGAGAGATTCATTCCATGAATTGTTTATGGAGCCAGGCTGCCCATTTGAAGAAAAGAAGAAGTGTCATGCAATTAGAGAAGATGGTGCTTATGTCGAAGCTGGTGAGAATGATAATTTGATTGTACAAAAACTAAATGCAAATAAGAATGCATTCGGTATATTTGGTTATTCATTCCTCGAAGAGAACACAGATAAGGTTAGAGCTGTGGCTATCAATGGCGTTCTACCAACGTTTGAAACCATCGCTTCAGATAAATATACAGCTGCTCGACCATTGTTCGTTTATGTTAAGAAAGCACATATTAATGTGATTCCTGGCCTAAGAGAGTTTATGGAAGAGTATGTGAGCAATAAAGCCATCGGTGAGGAAGGCTATCTTGCTGATCGTGGATTAGTTGCTCTTGAGAAGTCTGAGCTTGCTAAGTCAAGAACAGACGTTAAATTATTAAAAAACTATAAGCCGTAATTTCGCGGCGCCACAAGGAGAATGAAATGCGTAAAGCAATTCTAGCATCTGTTATTTTAGGTACAATGTTCTCAGTAGCGCAAGCTGCTGATGTTGAGCTCGGCGGTGACTTCGCTTATCGTAATGATAGTCTTGAAGTAGGTCCTGCTGACTCAACGCGTGATCGTTTCCGTGCTATTCTAAAAGCCGAAGCCAAGGTCGATGAGAAGGCAAAGGTTGTGTTTGGTCTTCGCACCGGCACAGTCAAGTCATCTTGGAACGACATGGGTGGTGGAAACTCATTGAAAGATATTGACCTCAATTTAGCATATGTTGAATATGCAGCTGCACCATTTGCAAAGGTAACACTTGGCAAACAAAACCGTCCATGGGCATCCAATGCATTGTTCTTTGACAATGACATTACCCCAGAAGGTCTAGCAGTTGCTCTTAAACATGATAGTGGTCTTTCAGCAAATGTCTTTAAGCTAAAACTAGCTGAAGGCGGTGTTGCTAAGGACAGTGATCTAGCTGGTCTACAACTTTCTTATAAGAAGAATGTTCTTGGTTTTGATGTTGGTGCATCAGCAGCAATGTTAAATCAAGAGGTAGTTCTTCCTACAAGAACAGAAAAGTTCGACCAACTATTACTAGGTGTATCTACAAAGAAGGAAGTAGCTGGTATTCCAGTTACATTATTTGTTGAACAGCTAACTAATGACGAAGCTAAAACCCTAGACAAAGCAACTGCTTATGGTGTTACTTTTGGAAATGCTAAGAAGGCAGGTGATTGGGAAGTTAGCGTATTGAAGCAAAAGGCCGAGGCCAACGCTCTATCAGCCGTTTGGACTGATAGCGACTTCGGTGGTGAAGCTTTAATTCATGACGGTACAGCCATTCGTGCAGCTTATGCACTTACAGATGGTTGGAAGGTTCGCGGTAGCCTCTACGATGTAGAAGTTGGCGCTCGCCCAGTTGACTACAAGAGACTAATGGTCGATCTTGTATTTGCATTCTAATTGAACAATTAGATTGTGTTGATCTGAAAGGGGGAGCGTTGACTCCCCCTTTCTTTTTGTATATACTATCTTTATTTGAGAGTTTCATTATGAAACAGTACAAAGCAATGTGCAGATATAAAGACGAACCCGGATCTGGGTTTGGTTGGGTATATGTTTATGCCAACAATCCATTTGAAGCATACCAGTTCCTCAAAGCTCAGTATGGTAAACTATTAATGACTGAATACGCAATACCAGCCTAATGAAATTTTACACAAATGTTAACATAGTGGGGAATAATATTCTTCTTCGCGGTTATGAAAATGGCCGACGAATACAGAGTAAAGTTCCCTATCAGCCTTTCTGCTTTGTTTCAACAGCAAAGCAGAATACAGGTTTTAAAACTCTTGATGGTAAGTGGGTTGAGAAGAAAGACTTTGAAACTATTAGAGAACTGAAAGAATTTATTGACACCTATTCAGGTGTAGAGGGAATATCTCTTTATGGAATGACAAATAGAAATTCTCTCATCTATCCATTCATCCACGAATACTATCCTGGTGACATTCAGTATGATGTTACCCAGATGAATGTTGTATACCTCGATATTGAGGTTGCAGCTGATGATGGATTTCCAAATATCCTTGAAGCTGATAAAGCGCTTACTGCAATCACTATTAAAGTAAAGGATAACTACTATACGTTTGGTTGTGGTGACTACACTCCAACTACAGACAACATTCATTACGCTAAGTGCAAGAACGAAAAAGAACTTCTTATTAAGTTCCTGACACTTTGGGATTCGCCACTAGTTGATCCAGATATCATAACTGGGTGGAATGTGGAAGCGTTTGATATTCCATACCTCGTCAATAGAATCAATAGAGTATTTGATGACGAAGGTAAGATGTCAAGAAAGCTTTCACCATGGAAGTTTGTTGACGCCAGGGTGTTTGAATTGTCTGGTGGTTTAAAGCAGCATGTCTATGAACTGAAGGGTTCAACCATCCTTGACTATCTTCAACTTTATAGAAAGTTTACATACTCTGATACTGAAAGCTATTCCCTCAACCACATTGCTCACATCGAGCTTGGTGAGAAGAAAATTGACTATTCAGAATTTGAAAGTTTGTTTGATCTTTATAAGCACGACTTTCAAAAGTTTGTAGAGTATAATATCCACGACGTTACTCTTGTATCGAAGATTGATGATAAGATGAAACTTATCGATCAAGTTCTTGCTATTGCGTACGATGCTAAAGTGGATTATGTTGATACACTAAGAACTGTCCGTATGTGGGACATGATTATCCACAACTATCTTCTAGATAGAGGCATTGTCGTTCCTCTTTCGAAGACCGATATCCAAGAGAAGGACGAACCAATCCAAGGTGCGTTTGTTAAGTCGCCTAAACCTGGAATGTATAATTATGTTGTGTCGTTTGACCTAACATCTCTATACCCCTCTCTCATCATGCAGTATAATATCTCACCCGACACCAAGGTGAATAAGGTTAACCTTGCACCCGAGGATTGTCTTGACAATACTGGTACATTCCAGATGGCAAGAGATGATGCTAAGTTTGGAGAGTATACACTTTGTGCTAATGGTACAATGTATAGAAAGGACAAGGTTGGCTTCCTACCAGCACTAATGGAAAAGGTATTTGCCGATAGAAAGAAGTATAAGAAGCTAATGCTTGAAGCAAAACAAAAGTATGAGCTATCGAAAGATCCAGAAGATGAGAAGAAGTACGTTCAGTATAATAACATGCAGCTAGCAAAAAAGATTCAGCTGAATAGCTGTTATGGTGCTCTCTCTAACGTATACTTTAGATTTTTTGATACTGATCTAGCAGAAGCAATCACTCTCTCTGGCCAAGTATCGATTCGATGGATGCATAATAAGATGAATGAGTTCTTGAATAAGATGCTCAAGACAAATAATGTTGATTATGTGATCGCTGTTGATACTGACTCACTCTATATCACTCTTGATAAATTTGTTGAGAGAGTGTATGGAGATAAGTTGCCTGAGAAAGATAAAGTTATTCGTATGGTTGATAAGGCTTGTGAAGAAGTCTTTCAGCCATTCATTGAAAAGAGTTATGATCAGCTAGGTGAACATATGTTGATCCATAGTCAGCGTATGCAAATGAAAAGAGAATCGATTGCCGATAAGGGTATCTGGGTTGCCAAGAAAAGATACATCCTCAATGTTTATAATGAGGAAGGCGTTCAGTATGAAAAGCCTAAGCTCAAGATGAAAGGCATTGAAGCTGTTAAATCTTCTACCCCAGCTGTTGTAAAGGAAGGGATTAAAAAGGCTTTGTATATCATTATGAATGGTACGAAGCAAGAATTTGAAAATTATGTAGAATGTTTTAGAGCTGACTTTGAAGCAATGCCATTTGATAATGTTGCATTTCCTAGAAGCTGTGCAATGCCTATTGTTAAAGAATATGACAGCGACCCCGGTAAGCCAAAGTGGGAATTGCATACAAAGGGTGTCCCCATCCACGTAAGAGGCGCTCTTGTCTACAACTCTATGATAAATAAACATGGTCTTGAAAAGAAATACAATCTCGTTAAGAATGGTGACAAGATCAAGTTCTCATACTTGAAGATGCCTAATCCAATTGGTAGTAATGTGATATCATCACCTGGTGGTCTACCAAAACAATTCAACATTGATGTCTATGTTGATCACGAAAAACAATTTGAAAAGACATTCATTGAACCAATGAAATCTATTACTGATAATATTGGTTGGCACGTTGGTAAGAAACAATTAACTCTAGAAGACATGTTTGGGTAACTATATGGAAAAAGGTTATAACTTCGATTTTGGTTTTAGTGCAGTCGATGAAGATGAGCTAAAGAGATTAACTGGAGCGGATCAAGAAACTGAAGAACTATCTAAGTTGCTTGATGAGCAAGCCTCTAATGCCGAACTTTATAAGGATACAGTTGTCCAGATTCAAGCAATGATTACACCACTAATTAATAACTTAATGTTGAACGCAAGCAAGAATTATATCTACTGGCCTAATAGAGTAGAGAAGATGAAGGCGTTTAAGTCTGAATTGGATAAGTTGTTCACAATAGCTAAAGATGCTTCTTGATTATCTAGTACTAGCAGTTGCACTAATTCTTTCTGGTGTTGCAGCTTACTATTCAATAGTAGGCTTAGCAGCTATCTTTAGTGGTGCCTTTCTTTCTGTAGTACTAATGGGTTCTGCTCTTGAGCTTGGTAAACTTGTAGCAGCTAGCTGGTTGTATAGAAACTGGCAAGAAGCACCTAAGATAATTAAATACTATTTGTCGGTTGCAGTAATTGTACTAATGTTTATTACTTCGATGGGTATCTTTGGATACCTATCAAAAGCTCACTTGGAAACTCAAGCACTAATGACATCTGATGTTAGTGCTGAATTACAAACGCTAAACGACACAATTGAATCTAAAACAAACACAAAAGTTCTTGTTGAAAAACAAATAGAAAACATTGATAATACTTTAGTTAAGTATATTGAACTTGGTTCTGTAACAAAGGGTCTACAAGAGAAAAGAAAATTAGATGGTGAACGTAAAGAACTCGAACAAGAACGAAAGACTGTTGAGCAAGAACTTGTAGAGTTAAAATCAAAGAAGAACAAGTTACAATCAGAAGTCAATAAGATTGAAGTTGAAGTTGGACCGTTAAAATATATTGCGGAGTTAGTTTATGGATCTGATGCCGAAAGCCATTTTGATAACGCTGTGCGCATGGTTATTATACTTCTTATACTGGTCTTTGACCCATTTGCTGTCATTCTTCTAATAGCAGCTAATTTTAACTTTGTTAACAGAGACAAAAAAGTTCAGCAAGAAAAACGTATTCAAGAGTTGAGAAAACTTGGGAAACGTGGTATAGTAGTCAATAAGAAAGAGATACTAAAGTTATAATATTTTTATATATGGAGTTATACTATGTCTGATCTTACACAAGTTGATGTTCTTGCTAATTTGGTTGTCAATAAAGGTATCATATCATATGATGATGTAATGGCTGCCTTTAGGAAAAATGACCCAAGTTGTGTTGTAGACGAGAGTCTTGTTCATGCTAGAGTGGTTGCTGCAAATGAAAAAATGAGAAAGCTCAACCAGGTTGGTTCTCCATTAGGTTCATTTGAGTATAGAACTGAATTTGGTATCAAGCGATTTGTGTCAACTGTTGACGTCTGCAAGTCCTTTAGAGTTCTTCCTGTTACAAGAACACGAAGAACAAAAGGTCGTAAAATTCGAAAGAAGGTAAGGGGATAATATGTCAAAGTTTCTTCGTAATCTAGTTGAGGAGTTTAAAGATGAGGATACATCAATCGCTGAGGACGGTGCTGGTAGTGCTGAGTTCACAGGGAGCATTGATAGTGGTTCTTACTCTCTCAATGCTGCTCTTAGTGGGTCAATTTTTGGCGGCGTTCCTAATAACAAGATAACTGCTTTTGCTGGTGAGAGTGCTACTGGTAAGACATTCTTTGTTCTTGGTATTGTAAAGAGCTTTCTGGATAGTAATCCTGATGCTGGTGTCATCTATTATGACACTGAGGCTGCTGTTACTCGTGATATGATGAAGTCTCGTGGTATTGATACAAAGCGAGTAATCATAGCCGAGCCTGATACTATTCAGAAGTTTAGAGAGCATGGTCTAAAGTTCTTGGAAGCATATGGTAAGACAGATGAAGCTGACCGTCCTCCAATGATGATGGTTCTAGATTCTTTGGGTATGCTATCTACTTCTAAGGAAATGGCTGATTCACTTGAAGGTAAGGACACTAGAGACATGACTAAGAGTCAGGTCATCAAGGCTGCATTCAGAGTCTTGACATTGAAGTGTGCAAAGTATAAGGTACCAATGTTAGTTACTAACCATGTCTATGCTATGGTTGGATCTTATGTTCCAATGAACGAGATCTCTGGTGGTACTGGTTTGAAGTATGCTGCTTCTACTATTGCTATGCTGTCAAAAAGAAAGGAAAAGGTTGACAACGAAGTAATTGGTAATATCATTAAGGTCAAGATGTATAAGTCTAGACTCTCTAAAGAGAATGCCCAGGTCGAATGCCTACTGACCTATGATAAGGGCCTCGATCGTTATTATGGTTTGCTAGACCTGGCTGAGAAATATGGTATCTTCAAGAAAGTATCTACTCGCTACGAGATGCCAGATGGGTCAAAGGTCTTTGGTAAGAACATTCTTGAAGACCCTGAAAAGTACTATACAGAAGAAGTACTAAAGGCTATTGATGAGGCTGCAAAGAAGGAGTTTAGTTATGGAGCATCCGGACCCGAAGAGTCACTTGAAGTGGAGTCTACTGAAGAGTAGTCTTCGTATCCTAGCTGGTGCTGTTCTTATTGGGCAGTATGTTATTGTAGCTGGGGTCTTGTTGATTGTTGCTGAAATTTTAGGTATTGTAGAAGAAGTCGTATGATAGAAAATTATATTATCTCTACATTGGTTCAGGAAAGTGAGTTTGCAAGAAAGACTCTACCATTCCTAAAAAAGGATTACTTCTCTGATGATGGTCAGAAAGTTATCTTTGAACTTATAAAACAGTTTGTAGAGAAATATAATAAGGTTCCTAATAAGGCCGTCCTTAGTGTCGATCTTGATGAGTTGAAGGGCTTGAACCAGACCACCTATGATCAAGCTAAAGAGTGTATCAAACAAATAGGAACGAATCCAGTAGTCGATGAACAATGGCTACTAGACAACACGGAAAGGTTTTGTCAAGATAAGGCAATCTATAATGCCATCATGGATTCGATTAAGATCATGGATAACCAAAAGGAGCAGCAAAGTAGAGGTGCAATACCAAAACTACTTTCGGATGCTCTAGCTGTCTCGTTTGACCAACATATTGGCCATGACTTCCTAGAGGACTCTGCAACTCGTTTTGAGAACTACCATAAGAAGGAGAAAAGGATTCCCTTCGATTTGGAGTATCTTAACAAGATTACTAAGGGCGGCCTTCCTCGTAAGACTCTAAACATTATCCTAGCTGGTACTGGTGTTGGTAAGTCATTAGCAATGTGCCATATGGCTGCACACAACTTATCGTCTGGCCAGAATGTTCTATACATTACAATGGAAATGGCTGAAGAGAAGATTGCTGAAAGAATTGATGCCAACCTTCTAGATGTTACATTAGATGAGCTTGCTGTCCTCACTAAAGATGCCTATAATAAAAAGATTGAAAGGTTTAAGAATAAGACAACTGGTAAGCTAATCATTAAAGAGTATCCTACTGCATCTGCTGGTAGTGCTAATTTTAGACATTTGATTAATGAACTAAGGTTGAAGAGAAACTTCAAGCCTGATATCATCTATATCGACTATTTGAATATTTGTAGTTCTTCTAGATTGAAGGCTAGTGCCAACGTTAACTCTTATACCTATGTTAAGGCTATTGCTGAAGAGTTAAGAGGCCTTGGAGTGGAGTTTGATGTTCCTATTGTCTCTGCTACTCAGACAAATAGAACTGGCTTCACTAATACTGATGTTGGACTAGAAGATACTTCTGAATCCTTTGGCCTTCCTGCTACAGCTGATATTATGATTGCTCTCATTACAACTGAGGAGTTGGATAAGCTCAATCAGATTATGATTAAGCAGTTGAAGAATCGTTATAGTGATCCAACTAAGTTTAAGAGATTTGTTGTTGGAGTTGATAAGGGTAAGATGAAACTTTATGATGTTGAAATGGGTGCTCAGAGCAACATCATGGATGCTCCTGGTTCTAGTTATAGTACGGAATTCGAGCCATCTGCTTCCGCAAAGTTTGGTAAGTTCGACTTTAGCCACTAAAATCAACAAGTTAGATGTCCTTATAAATCAAGGGGTTATAACTCATTGATTCTATGTGTTGTCTTTCCTACGGATTCATGTATAGTGGACGTATATGTTGAACACTAAGCTTAACGAGAAGTCTGCCCTTGCAAGGCTTCTAGCAACCGAGAATCTTTCGGTCCAGTACTCAACAAAGTACCCTACGGCATCCTTCGATCTGAAGAGCCGAACGATTCACATCCCACTAATTCACAAAAA